TCACCAGAGAATATAGAGAAACAGAGGAAAACAAATAAGAAAAACGACCAATCACTTAATCCCATAATTATGCATAAACATCAATACGATGCTTATCCATTCTTCGGATTTTCTCTTTGCGCTTTTCCTCAAGAATTCTTTTCTCTTGTACACGTTCTTCTTGACGGCGATCTTGTAACCGCCTTTGTTGGATGTGATATTCTTTAATTCTGTCGATTTTCATAGTAGTATTTGTATATTTTTACAAAGTATGCAAATTGCAGTGGGCTGTGTTCGGGGTCTGGAAGCTTATCACCAAAATGTTGTTTCAGTTTATCGTATGCGGCCATGATCTGTTCATCATTCATTTTGCCAATCTTTGTTTCAAGTATTCTTCATTATGTATCCATTTGTCTTTGAGGAAACCCCATTCACGGAGTTGTGGACCCATAAAGAACAATGTGGTTACTGGTTCATTGTTGTGAAGTTCTAACCAATGATAATCTTTTGAACCACGCATGATGATAGAACCTGGACCACACCATCGTGCAATGTCTACAATCTGCCTACCATTATCATCCAAGATTGGTGTGTGTTCCCAATAACCACCTTTGATAATCACAGTAATGAATGGCCATGGATGGTCATGGAAAACTGGTTCATCTGATTTCAGAATCTTGTGTAATACCACATTAAAAGGAAACCATTTGCGGTCTTTCAGAAACAAATAGTACCGATGCATGTATGGTTCTTTTGTCACTCTATCCAAAATTAACCGATAACGACCGAGCTTGTTCATCAATTTATGCATTATCATTTTATACCTCGATACTTGACCAAATTTTAAGTTTCTCTTTTTTTGCCTGTCTGGCTGCATTAACATTAGAATCTGATATTATACACTTTTCTATCATAATGTCAACCATCGCCAGTAAATCACCGACTTCTTCCTCCAGACTTTGTTGGTTCGTCTTATTGGTTACAGGATGTACCGAATCAAATCCAAATCGGAATATTTTTGAAATGGCTTGTGTGACTTCGGCACATTCTTCCTGTGCAATACATAAAACCTCTTTAGTCTGCTTGTCAATTTTCATACAAATTCACTGAGCAATGTTTGTACTGCTTGACCGTCATTACGAACAAAATTTTCTGCCAAAGATTTGGCCTTTTGTTGGTCACCCAATGTTACCTTTTGAATAACTCTTTTATCAATATACATTTCAACAACCCACTGTGTCATAAGACCTTGGTCTAAACGAGTGAGTGTTGCTTTTCTGTCAACGTTAACAAATTCTGAATACATAGTCATTTTAATTCCTTTTAAGCTACTAGTTTAATGAAGCGATTTAATACCACACGGCTACCAATTCGGTTAACATTGTGTTTCGCAAAAGCGGATGCAATTCCTTTGATTGTAGAATTTTCTTTAACCTCAAAAGTTGCATCTTCTTCCGTATCTAGGCCGCCAGAACGGAGAATATAATATTCATCATACCCACTATTCTGTAGTACCATAAATTTGTTTTTACGGAAATCTGATTTTAATGATTCGTGGTTATTTTGTTTCGGGAACCATTGTTGCACTTTGCGGCCAAAATCACGACCACTGATAATATAGAAACCAATTACATTAGAGTTGGTTCTAGCTCTTAACAATTTTATCAATGCTTTAGATTGTGCATCATATGCATAAGATTTTAGGTCAACAGATTCCTGGTTCTTGGTGATTGGATCACGAATAACCAAAGTTTCTGCTTTGATGGCTTTCGGCATCATATAATTATAACCATTATCATCATACACTTCACGCAAATTGTGTCCTTCACCATCTGTCAAAAAGATTGTGTTAACAATTTGCAATTTATATTTTTTCTGGAACTCTGGAACAATTGTCATTGAATAAATGATTGCTTCATTCAATGGTGTTCCAGATAAACTCAACCAATGTGGAGTGTGGCCAGGTCTATTATAATTTTTCGAAAGCCCTGACATATACACAAGACCAGAAGCTGCATAAGTAAATTCCGAACTAGACATTCTACTAGACAACAAATTGCATAATCCAAAACCTCTCAAATAGAGGTCTCCTTTTACAGCTTTTTGTCTTACGTAATGCTTACCAGCAGAATCTTCAATAAAAGCATATACTTCATATGGTATATTAACCTTCTTGCAAAACAACACAAGATTAATTAACTGTTTAACAGTATTACCAATGTGTTCAACCATTGAACCTGACCAGTCAAGGAACATCACAAGACCATGAGATTTTCCACCAGGTACAACTGTAATCTTTTTGAAGATATCTTCGTTGAATTGATATGAAAAGATTTTCTTCATATTCAAGTCACCAGTCTTTGCAACAGAAGCACGTTTTAACTGGTCTGCGTTCTTACGCATTTCAAATTCTTTAACAAGATAAGAAACAACTTTGTTACTTTCATTTCGAATTTTTATATAAGATTCTGTGCAAACCTTATGGTCCTCTTCTTTGTATTTTTTCCACAATTCTTTATGGTCAAAAATATATTTTGTATCTAATTGTGGAACATTTACATATGCATAAGTTCCAGGTTTAGATTCAAATAACTTCTTTTCGTTTTGGCGAAATGCTTCACTAGTATGTGACTTGATTTTTTCTTCAAGTTTTTCATCCAAACTTTTTCCGGATTTTGAACCAGAAGCTGGTACTTGTTCTCCGTCTTCGTTTACGTTTACCTCAGATTCACTATTGCCATCGAAATCTTCATAGTCCTCATCATAGTCGGAACCAAAGCCCATTTCTTCCTCTGACATATCAGATTCATCATCATATTCATCACCATCTTCATCTGATTTGATTCTTAGTTTTTCTTCTTCTTCGATTTGCATTTTCATGTAATCGATAATTTTCTTGGTTACTTTAATTACTTCATCATAGGTTTCAGTTGTTTCAACTTCTCCAACCAGACCACGTTCAATATCATTAAACTGAATACGCAATCCAGCTCCGCCTTTGCAGTGAAGGTTAATCCTATCAAGTAAATTTAATTTGTTTAGGTCAGAATCTTTAACACCAAAGAAATCTTTTTCAAAGAGCTCTTTATAAGCTCTTGCAAAAGAATTTTTGAGGCCAGGATATTTGTATTTGATTTTGCGTTCAATGCGGGAATCTTCAACCACATTGGCAACATCACTATTTAATTTTAGCTTTCTTACTTTAAGCATACCCTCCATCGGAGTGTAAAGAGCATGACCAACTTCGTGTCCCATGAATAAATCATAAATTTCATTTGAAATATTCTTGTCGAGGATGGGTACAACCAAAACACGATTACGAACATCAAAGGATGCTGTTTGTACCGGGCGCTGTTCAATCGTTAGATTCTCTGTAGCCATCAATTTGGCCAGCAACGATTTAGATTCAATCAATTCCATGAAAACTCCTGTGTGATAACTCTATTATATCACACTATCAATCAAAAATCAAGGCTGAGTTGTTTTTCTGCAACATCATTTTTTGAAATATGTAAACTTCCGTTAACAATTTTAATGTTTATAGTGTCGCCTTCTTTCCAACCGGTTTGTTCCAACATTTCCGGTGGAAATTTTAGCAAAATGTTGTCAGGATCGCCAGGTATTTCTTCGAAAATTTCTTCGTAGTTGTAAATTTTGCTCATTCGCACTGTTCCTTCAGTTTATTGTACCAATCTTGGTCATTTTCGAATTGGGACATGACTGCCCACTCACGTACAACTTTATCCAAAGGTTGCCATTCAATCGGTTCTTGTTTTGGCTCAGTGATTTGCGACATTTTATGCTCCTAGCTCAGTGATTTGCGACAAAATTGTCTTTTTATCATTTTTACGACTGTATTTTGCGACATTTTTATGCGCTTGCACAGGCTTGATTGGTGTTCGACACACCGGTCGTTGCAATTTTACAACAAAACTCAGTTTTTTACTCATTTTAGCGCCTCATGTTTGAAATTTCAACAGCTGCTTCAGTGTTAAACACGGGAACAGCGTTGGATTTATGCATTGTTGCAATACCCAGCATGTTTGTGCCAGTATAAACCTTTGGATCAGCTTTGGTTGCACCAACTTCACCAGTATTTAACGATTTGTATTGCTTGGTTTCACGGCCAACAGGTGTTGACAGCTTATAAGACAATGTATTGTTGGTTTTTTGGATTTTAAGTGGTTTTGTTGGTTGGTGTGATTCCAACCATTTTTCGTATTGCTCGAGCTTAGCCTTAGGCACTTTTTTGGCCTTGGACTTAGGTGAACGTACATAGAACATCATAAAATTTCTCCAACGAATAAGTGTATTATACACTATTCAAGGTATTTGTCAATATGTGTGTTGCACAAAAACAACACTAGAATTGTTTTGCTTTTCTTCTACCAGATTTTTGATAGTCCTCATTACCCATGAAATAATCATAATCATCATAATTAGATTTACTTCTTGTGGTTTTTTGTTGATCCCTTTTCTTTTTTCTTGGTTGAAAATTTGCATTCTCATCATCATCGTAATTGCGAAACTTACCGGAAAATTTTGACACTTTAATTTAACTCCTTATTTAATAGTCTCAAAGGTTATGCCACGAATACGAGATTCTGGCATATTTGTTATGTCTGTTTGCGACACATAGATTATATTCGACATTGGGTAACATATTTTTATTAATTTCAACAAATTGCATGATGTTCCATCTTTATCATTATATGAGAACACTTCATCAACAAATGGAAAACTTCCTACTACTTCTTTCCTTTGGTCGAGTGTGTTTTTATAGCCATTTCTGAGTAACTTCATGTAAGCATCAGAATGTACGCCAACAACAAGCCAATCACACATTGACTTGCATTTTTTTAATAATTTAAATTCATTATAAGAAGGAGGATCAAATTCACCGGATATGACAATTATTTTTTCTCTGTCCATTATGGTAGAAGGTCTGGAAATGCCTCTTTTACAAATTTATAGTTAATACCTTTTACTCCCAAATCTTTTTGGAATATACCCAATAAGATTTCCGCTTCTCTTGGTTCGATTGATTCCAACATTTGAATCAGTAGTTCATTTCTTCTTCTATCTGTCAATGTTTCGGCCATTGGATTGCCTTCTTGAAACATATACAATCTACGCAGCTGGTGTGCTAGACTATCATGCGTGATACCAGGTAACATATCAGTTGGCACTTTATAATTTTCAGGTATTTCTTTTATCTTCCATTGAAAATCTGGATGATATGTTAACTTGAAAACATCAACTAGTGGTTGTGACAAATTTTGGCTAATTATGTCCATTCTCTCTTTTCTACTTAGAGCATCATCAATTGCGTCAAATATTTCATACAACGGTTTCATTAAAATTCCTCAATAACATCAATTAAACTTTTCAGTTTGTTGGCAATTAAATAATCCAAAATTTTACCTTTGGGTGCTGGTTTAGTTTCTTCATAAGTATTTATGATTTTCTCTTTGATATCGCCTGGTATATTTCTGAGGTCGATGAGTGTCTGGTTGCGAGAAAAACCAATTCTAGCATTTTCGTCTTCCCATAGACCATAATCTTTTTCCATCAATTTATCAAGTTTACCTTTGTTGATTGGTGTTTGACGAATATCACGTACAAAACAATCCGATACTGATAACACATTCGGTATGCCGTCACCTTTATCTCCACGGATGATTTTTTCTTTCAATTCGGCTATTGGATTTTCCGAAATGAGAAATTTCTTTTGTGCAGGATTATATTGCTTGACAGTAAATTCACTTCTACCATTATACATCTGTAATTGTAGAAAATCACCATCACTTGAAATGATTAGGAGGTTTTCGTGCATGATATGGCGAGGTACAAGTGTACCAATGATATCATCCGCTTCTGCTCCCTCAACATCAACAACTTTGTAGGGGAAATTGTCACGCAACTCTTGTTTGAATTTTGCAAGCATGTCAAAAATCATGTGCCAATCAAGGTCTGATTTTTCTCTTGTCTTTTTACGGCCGGCCTTGTAGAAAGGAAAAAACTCCTTGCGCCAGTATTTGCGGTTGTCACTACAGAGTACAACTTCACCATATTCTTTACGGAATGTCTTTAGGTGCGTCCTGATGATGTTCAGGACCATATGTCTGATAAGACCTTCTTCTAATTTAACACCTTTTTGACTGGCAATTTGTGCCATCAGTCCGGCCAACAATACCTGGTTAAGGTCAACAAGAATCATACTATACTTTCAGTTTCAAAGATTCTATTTTACATCAAACTCTTAATTTTGTCAAGCGCATCAGACATAAAAGAATTGGATGTGGTTGTTTTCTTGGCAACTATACCAAACCAACCTTGTGGTATTAATGTTGAGATATACTCTCTAGGATCACTCAGTACGGCATCAAATGCATCCAAGTTTTCCAGTGTGTCGGTATCTTCGTTGTGCCTAAACAACAAAACATGCCAACTTGGTCCAATAGAACCAACATCTATTGGTGTTCCAGGATTTTTGTATCTATTTGATTGAATGTGTATATCCACATCTGGATGAGGCATGAAAAACAAAGCATCATATTCCTCAATATCTTTCAAGTACTCTAACATTGCAAACCTTTAATGTGTGACTTTCTTACTCTTACCATAATCCAAGAATTGTAATAGT